TCCCGGCGAGGTCGGCGGCGGCGAGGCTCTTCTTGGATCTGAACAGGTCGTTGACTTTCATTTTTTCTCCCACTTGGACAGCGGCCTGTCCATCCAACTTTCAATCCACTTGCGACCCACAGTGAAAAACCAGACTGCTCCAATCAATCCGCCGAGTGACCAGCCAATCAGGATGAGCGTGAGCGAGTGCAGTATTTGCGAAACGGCTTGATCGCTCACAATTTCCCCTCCGTCTCTGCCAGCGCCCCGAAGTAGGCGATGAGCTTCCCGCAGCCCCACTCGGTCAGGAGTAGGTCCAATTTGTAATCAGCCTCGTAACCGTTCCTCACGCCGTAGCGCGTCACGGTGTGCATGTTACGGGCGAGGATTTCCAGCCGATGAACGAGCAGTCGCTTGCCTACTTCGCCCGTGTCACGGTCGCTGAAGCGCAGCGTCGATTCCCACAACTGCTTCACGTAGCTCTCCAGCAGCGCCGTGTGCTGGGCTTCGGCCCAGTCGTCCATCTGCTGCGACTCTTCGTGCTCGGCCTGTTCGCGGCTGGTCAGGGGGTCGAGGGTCATGGCGTTCACCGTGCCTCCGTGGCGGCTGCTCGAATGTGGTTAAGGCCGTCCTGCGCTTCCATCTTGGCGAGTTCGTAGCCGCGCCAAAACTTGAGCATGGAATCTACGCACATCCACACCGGCTCGCCTGAGTGGTAAGCGGTGGCGATGCGCGAATACATCGGTGCCTTCTGGAGCCAGCCCGGATTCACGCCACGCTCGATGGCTGCGAGGAGCACATACGAGATCCAGATGTGGCGCGGACAAGTGGCGTTGGTCGTGTTCGCGTTCGCGCCGCCGAAGGTCGTTGCGTTGGTCATGTGCTACATCCTACCGATACGTAGTGAGCCTGTCAACAGTTATTTTCGACGGGTGTCCACATTGCTGCTGTTGCACCACTTGCAGCCCACCTTGTCGCTCCACAGCGCGGTCAGGTAATCTGCCCGGCAGTCGTGGCAGATGACGCGCTCCACGTTCGGCTTTGGCGTCACAGTCCCATCCTCGTGCATGTCCAGTCCCAGCCCAATCGCCACAGCGGTCTTAAAGTCCATTACCAGCCCCCTCCCACCGCCCACGCGAGGCGGCTACTCACCGAAATGCCTCAGTAGCGCCACTTCACGCGAGACATCGCGTAGGCGTCGCTCGACCATGCCTACCAGTTGACTGTGCGTCCAGCGATGACGCCCCAGATCACAGGTCATGCGCTCGACTGGGCCGATGAAGCCGTGGAGCGAGTTCCCGCCGAAGCGATTACGGGACACGCTCCAGTCCATCGTCAATCCGTGCGCGGTCGTCTGTTGGCGAGCCATATTAAAACCCTGCTCCGAAAGCCCACGCGAGGCGGTCAATCAGTCCGTTCATTACAGCCAGCGCCAGCAGGAAGCCGAGCACCAGGGCCAGCGAGAACAGGCCCGAGGCGTTGGAGGAGGTGGTGGTGGGGGTCATCGCCCCACCTCGTTCCGCACCACATGCGCTTCGAGTTGCTCGCGGCTCTCAAAGAAGCCGACGATGGTCAGGATGTCCTGATGGTCGTTCTTGTTCTGCGCGGCAATCAGTCTCGCCATCAGTTCCGGTTCCGCCTTCCAAGACCAACCAGCCGTCTGTGTGCTGTTCATGTCCCCTATCCTACCGATACGTATGTGGCGTGTCAAGGACTATTTTGGGGGAGGCAAAATTATTTTGAGGGACGCTTCCAATACTGGTCCCAGATAGGGCGTTCCTTGTCCAGGTTGTCCCAGAGTGGACGAGCGCGAATGTCGCGGCCAGCCTCAAACTTCCTCGCGGCCTCGTCTGAGATGTGCTGACCCACCAGCCGGCGCAGCCAGCCTTTGGGCTTCGGGGGCCATCTCAAGCCGAGTGCTTCCACTTGAGCGCGTGTGAAGCCATTCCGAGGGGTTCTGTAGCGGTTGAGCCAATCAAGGGTGATTTTCATGGCTTATCTCTCTCTTGTTCTTTTTTTTTAGCTTTTCTCTTGTTCTTACAGTCACCGAATGGGTTGCGTCGGTTCGGGGAGGCAAAGCTCACGCCTTACAGCGCAAGCTCGCCTCCCGCATTCCTTAAACGTGCCACCGAATTGGGCGACGTTCGGACGAGGAGGGCCAGTCCACGCGACAACACGGACCAGCATCCACCAGACTATTCCCAGGGTTGCGCCCCGGTTACGCGGCCTCTAGCGGTTCGCCCCAGCCTGCTGCTCGCGTTTACCCCCGGTTGCAGCCTTCCACGCGCACATGTCCCGGGCGTCAGTCATCGCCATACATGCACGGATGAGTAAACGCTAGAGGTTGTGGGGTTGGGTTGACTGGCGGGCTGTCCGTGGTATTCTTGGACTGCGCCGTGAGTCTCCCGCTGCTGCAACCAGCGTGAACTCTTGAAACTAGCCGGGGAGGGTCCAAAGCCTTCCCCGGCGTAAGCGCATCCTACCAGAAGAACTAAAACCTCAGCAAGTGTGGTAAATCAGCCACACTCCAGTTTGTGCTATACTACGTATGCCCTTGGCGGCAGGTTTAGTCTTCACCTGTGCTACACGCGCACCTTCTCCCGCGTGCCGCCATCTGAGGCGTGAGATGTGCCGATGTGGCCCCGAGTCGGAGAGATCGGGGCGCACTAGCCGTGTTACTCTACGCTGAACTTTCTGAACTTTCAGCCCAAGATGCCACGCGGCGGTAAGCGACCCAACTCAGGCCCAGCCAAGGGCACCAAGTATGGCCCCCACAAGGAGACGATCTCCAAAGAGCAGGGCCGCGAGCTTGTGCGCCAAGAAGTCCTCAAGAACATCCGCCCCCTCCTGAACGCCCAGATGCACAACGCCATCGGCATCCAGCATCTGATGCTCCGGCAGAAGGACGGCACCTTCAAGCGTTCCGACGACATCGACGAGATTCTGGCCGCCCTGAACAGCGGGGACGAGAACCGCTACTACATCTTCACGAAAGACCCCAGCACCCAAGCGTTTACCGACCTGCTCAACAGAACCTTGGACAAGCCCAAGGAACAGGCGCAGGAAATCACTATCACTGGCGAATTGACACTCGTCAACCCACGCCTCGCAGCGGCCCGGAAGCGCCTTGCCGCAAACCGCTGAGCAGATCCACGCGGAACTGGCCGACTTCATCGGGGAGTTTTACGCCGACCCGCTCGGGTTTGTCATCGCGGCCTTCCCATGGGGCGAACCAGGCCCACTACAGGACCACACTGGCCCTGATGTCTGGCAGCGTGAGTTTTTGAGTTGGTTAGGGGAAGAGGTCACGAAGCGGAAGTTCGACGGCCAGAGCGCCGTAGAGCCGGTCAGGGCGGCGGTCTCGAGCGGTCACGGGATTGGGAAGTCAACGCTTCAAGCGTGGCTGGTCCTCTGGATCATGTCCACGAGGCCAAACGCTCGAGGGACTGTCACTGCCAACACCGCCCACCAGCTGGACACGAAGACCTGGGCGGCTGTGCAGTATTGGCACAAGCTCTGTCTCACCGCCTCGTGGTTCGAGTGCAACACCACGCGCCTTTACATGAAGGGCAACCGCGAGAGTTGGTTCGTTGCGCCGCAGTCCTGCCGTGAGGAGAACTCGGAAGCCTTCGCCGGCCAGCACGCGGCGGATAGCTCAAGCTTCTATATCTTCGACGAAGACTCGGCGGTCCCGGATCTGATCCACGAGGTGGCGCAGGGTGGGCTGACTGACGGGGAGCCGTTCTGGTTCCTGTTCGGCAACTGCACGCGCAACTCAGGGAGCTTTCACCGGGCGTGTTTCGGCGTGGACCGGCACCGCTGGAAGACGTGGGTGATTGACAGCCGTAACTCGAAGTTTACGAACAAGAAGCAGATAGAGGAATGGATTGCTGACTATGGAGAGGACTCCGACTTCGTTCGTGTCCGTGTGCGAGGTCTGCCTCCTGCCGCGTCCGACCTCCAGTTTATCGACTCTCATACAGTGGTTGAAGCGCAGCGACGTGGTATCTCTGGGCTTCCTGATGATCCCCTCGTCTGCGGACTTGATGTGGCCCGAGGTGGCACAGATGAGTGCGTTTTCAGGTTTCGCCGCGGTCAGGATGCGCGGACTATCCCCGCCCTCCGAATCCCTGGAGAGCAAGCACGAGATTCGATGCGTCTCGTCACTATGGCCGCCGACATCCTCAGCCGCGTCTACGACGGCCGGCGCGTAGCGCAACTCTTCGTGGATGGGACCGGGGTGGGGGGCCCGATTGTGGACCGCCTGCGTCAACTGGGTCACTCGAATGTGGTAGATGTCCAGTTCGGGTCAGAAGCCCCGGACGGCAAGTGCGCCAACATGCGAGCGTTCATGTGGCGGCAGATGAGAGATTGGCTCAGACATGGGGCGATAGACTCGACGCCAGCCTTGGAGATGGACCTGACTGGTCCAGGTTACAAGCACGACTCCCGGGATCGGCTGCTGCTGGAGTCGAAAGAGCAGATGAAGGCGCGAGGGGTAGACAGTCCTGATGATGGGGATGCGCTGGCGCTGACCTTTGCGGCGCCTGTCAGAACTGACAGGGTGGCGTTGCCGGCGTATCGGCCGCCATCCCGCTGGGGTTAGGGTGTAGAATAGTCGCGCTTACGGGAGGGTCTATGCTGGCAGTTGTCGCCGCGTCACTCACCTTCTTTATTGTGTTCTGGTCGGTCTGGGAGTTGGGCCAGCCGTGGATTCGCTTCGGTGCGCCTCCTGCGTGGTGGGCGGTTGGTCACCCTCCTGAGCACAGCAAGCGGAGATGGTATGCCTAGCGTCTCACGTTCTCAGCAGCGCCTGATGCAAGCCGCGGAGCACGGAGCCGACTTCCCGATGGCGAAGAAGGTGCGGCAGTCCATGACCCACGACCAGATGCATGACTTCGCGGTCGGGTCAGAGCAGGGCAAGCCGCAGCATGTGCCGCACCCACATAAGAACCTAGGCTCCTACCTGCACAAGCCGAAGCGGAAGCGCGACACGGAATCCTCGATTGCTGGGAAGTCGCGATGAGCATCGGCATCTCGCATCGTTGGATTCGGTCTTATGATGCGGAGCGCGATCAGATCATCACGCAGATGGACAAGTGGATCTTCTGGCTCTATCAGCCTGTGCGGGTTGGAGAAACGATCCACTGATGCCTGACGTCAAGGACGGCCAATACGAAAAGCTGTTAGAGGAGATGCTGAAGCGGTGGACCTACGCCACCGACCAGTTGCAAGACATCAGAGCCGAAGCCACAACGGATATGCGGTATGTCTCGGGGAATCCCTGGGACGATGCGGATCGCCGCCAGCGGGAAGATGCGGGACGCCCTGTCCTGTCCTTGGACGAACTCGGCCAATACACCAACCAACTGATCAACGACGTTCGGCAGCACAAGCGGGCGATTAAGGTCACGCCGCTCGGATCGGGCGCGAACGACGACACCGCTGAACTGAGAGCGGATCTCATCCGGCAGATTGAGTATCGGAGCAACGCCCAGCAGGCGTATACCTCGATGTTCGAGAACACCGTGCAGCGAGGGTATGGGTTCTGCCGGGTCAAGTCGCAGTGGGCGACGACACCGCTGGAGAGTGGCGGAACGGGGCAGGCGTTCAACCAGGAACTCGTCATTGAGCCGATAGTCAATCCAGATACGGTCACCATCGACCCCGATGCCTTGAAGCCGGACGGCTCGGACATGCGCTTCGCGTGGGTGACGGAGACGTGGAGCTACGAGGACTACCGGAAGAAGTTTCCGAAGGCGCGGGTGCAGGATTTCGACGTGCAGTTGTCGGAACGTGCGCCGATGTGGATGAAGCCCTCGCGCATCCAGTTGGCGGAATACTGGACCATCGAGGAAGACAAGCGGACACTGCTGCTGTTCAAGAACAAGCGGATGAGTCCGGACGGGCAGACACCGATGGATCTCGAGGTCTTCGAGGATGACCTTGAAGAGGATCCAGTCTTTGCGAGCCTGAAGGGCGTGGCTCCAGATAAAGAGCGCCAGGTCGAAGTCCCTATCGTCAAGAGCTACCTGACGAATGGCTTCGAGGTGCTTGGAACTCCTGACAGATGGCCGGGGAAGTCGATTCCGCTGGTCTGCTGCTACGGGAAGGTGCTCTACGTCGATGACGGGTCCGGGGCGAAGCGGCAGATTCTGAGTCTGGTGAGACTCGCCCGCGACCCCTACATGCTGTATTGCTACTACCGGACGACCGAAGCGGAACTGATCGGGATGACGCCGAAAGTTCCTTACTTTGTCCGTAGGGGATCGCTCAAGCCTGACCAACTGCTGAACCTTCAGAAGTCGCTGCACGAGCCGATTGCGGTGATTGAGGTGGAAGGGGCAAGCGACTCGATGCCGGCGGGGCAGGCTCCGGAGATGCCGCAGCGCAATCCGTATGTGCCTGAGATTCAGGCGATGGAGATGGGCGCGGAAGGGGCACGCAGAGCGATTCAGGCCGCGATGGGCATCTCTCCACTGCCGACCGCCGCGCAGCGACAGACCGAGAAGTCTGGGGTCGCTCTCAAGCAGATCCACGACGCCGAGCAGCAGGGGTCGTTCCATTTCGTCGATAGCTACGAGGCGGCGATTACGCGCGTTGGGGTGCTCTGTAACGACGTG